GGCGGATTCTTTGAAACAACAACAGGGTATGATGAAAAAATTTATTATGCTTTAATTATATTTCACGAAGAAAACTTTAAAGATGGAGAAAGTTTATGAAAACATGGAACGTATTTTACGACTCAAACAAATTTATTCACTGGACAGTAGATAATGGAATTACTTCTGCTATAATTCAAGAACAAGCAGAGTTAGGACTTAGTCATATAACTGTCGAACAAGATGATGTACTAGATGCAAATAGATACTATGTAAATGATGATGAGGATGGAGTTATTTTAAAATCAACTTTTAATCCTACAATTAGTACATACTCTCCTGCACTAGAAACTCCATTATCTATTACAGGAATACCAACAGGAACTCAAGTATGGATAGATGATGTTTTAAAAACAACAATGTCTGATACGACATTAAATTTAACATTTAACGACCCAGGACAATTTGAGATAATATTTAAAAAAGTAGGCTACTTTGATTATGGATTCGAAGTAGTAACAGCGAGGGCATCATGACAGATATAACAATTACAACAACAGATACTGCAAACGAAAAAAGACAAAAGTATTATACTGACGCAATAGAACAATTAGATAAATTATACCACGATATTGATTCTGGCAAGTTTGGTGACACGGCAAAAACTGGACAATTTTATCTAGCTAGGAAAGCTGTCAAAGACAAATTCCCGAACTCGTAGGTCAAGCATATACCCCTCAAAAATAGTTCTTGACACCACCTCAAGTTTTTGATATAATTTAGCATATAGGAGTACAAATATGGCAGCAGGAAAATATGATATAGTTATCGACCAGGGCGCAGACTTTGCCTTGTCGCTGAGTATTGCCCAAGATGGCACATCAATAAACTTATCAAATCACACCGCAACTGCACAATTAAGACCTACTCCTACTTCAGATACTTTATCAGCAACATTTACCTGTACAGTTACAGACGCCGCCAATGGAACTATAAAAATGGCGATGCCTTATACTTTAACAGCAAACGTTGCAGCAGGAAAGTATTACTATGATTTAGAATTATTCAATTCATCAGCTTCAAGCATGACTAGATTAATCGAGGGTGTAGCAAGAGTTACACCAAATGTAACAAGATAATGGCAACAACGATAACTATTACTCCTAATAATACAAGCATCAATGCTACATCTCAAAGTACAACTCTAACAATATCTAACGCAATTGCTGGTACAGCTGACGACGCCGCAGGAATTAGTCTCTCTAATCCTGTAGGTACACTAGCAAGTGAAACGACTGTAGAAGGCGCACTTAACTTTCTAGCAAATCAATTCTTTGTCTCAACAACAGCTCCTACATCAAGTACAACAGACTTGGCTGAGGGAGATTTATTTTATGATACTGATGATAATCAGTTAAAGATTTACCGTGAAACATCGAGTGGAAACTTTGAATTTGTCCCTATAATGATAGGTAACAATTCAGCGGACTCAGACACGGTAGACGCAGGGAGCTTTTAATAGCTCGATAGGAAATAATCATGGCACAAACCATTAAAATCAAAAGAAGTAGTTCCACCGCTGCTCCTACCTCATTAGGTGCTGGTGAATTAGCATATTCTTCTAATTCGAAAAAGCTATTTATAGGTCACCCTAGTAGTTCAGCAGTAACAACAATCGGTGGAGATTTGTATGTTGCAATGTTAGACCACACAGCTGGTACTCTTACAGCAAGTTCAGCAGTTATTACAGGCGCAGATAATAAAATAGACCAGTTAAAAACTGGTGCTACAGTAATTACTGGGGCTAATAATACTATAGCAACCGCAGCTTCAGCACTGACTTTAAAAACAACAACAAGCGGAAATATAACAATTACATCAGCAGGAGCATTAGGATTAAATGCAGCTGGTACAGTAACAGTCACTCACGGAGGTACTTTATCTTTAGCCTCACAATCTAACTCAATCACTATCTTAGATGATAATGCAGCAGCGTTAGATATAAATGAAGGCGGTACTTCTTATATTAAATTAATTACCACAAACGGTAGTGAAGAAATTGAACTTGGCAAGAACGTAGATTTAAATGGTACTTTAGATGTATCAAGTTCTGCAACAGTTAATTCTTTATCTTCTAATGGAGCTATATCAGCTGCTGGTAATTTAACAATTAACACAAACAAATTCACAGTAACAAGCGGAGAAGGTAATACAGCAATCGCAGGTACATTAGCAGTAACTAATAATGCGACTTTCTCTTCAAACTTAGAGGTAGACGGACAGTTAAAAGCAGACGGTAATGTTATTCTTGGAGATAATTCAGGAGATACAGTAACAGTTACTGGTACAGCAACATTCACACAATCAGCTGACTTTGATGGTGGACTAACAGTTGCAGGCTCACAAACAGTTGATATGGGCGGTAACAAAATAACTAATATTGGTACTCCAGCACAAGCAACTGATGCTACAACTAAAGCATATGTTGATTCTGTAAAACAAGCACTAGATATCAAAGATTCAGTAAGAGTTAGCTCACAGAGTAATTTAAATGCAACTTATAATAATGGTACTAGTGGCGTCGGTGCAACACTTACAGCAAGTGGTAATGGTGCGGTTTCTATAGATAGCACTAACTTAACATCTGGAGACAGAGTACTTGTAAAAGCACAGACAGACGGAAAACAAAACGGTATCTACTCTGTAACAACAGTAGGTGATGTTGGAAACCCATACGTTCTTACAAGAACAACAGATGCAGACAGTGCAGCAGAAGTTACTGGTGGTATGTTTACATTTGTTGAAGAAGGTAGTGATGCAGATGCAGGTTTTGTACTTTCAAACATAACTGGCTCAGCTTCTATTGGTACTGATACCATAACAATGACTCAGTTCTCAGGAGCTGGTAGTGTTACAGCAGGAAATGGTTTATCAAAATCAGGAAATACTTTAGCTCTAAATGTAGATAATACTACAATAGAACTTAATTCAGATACAGCAAGATTAAAAGGAGTAGCCGCACTACCAGAAGGTACACTATTATATGGTGCAAATGGTGGTAACTCTTTTGCTTCTTTATCAATCGGAACATACGACTCTACACACTCTGTAGGACAAGTATTACAAGTAGGAAACAACGGAACAATAACATGGACTAACACATTAGACGGAGGTACTTTCTAAGAATGGCTCACGTTATTAAACCAAAAAGGTCAGAAACAGCATTATCTGTGCCACAGTCAAGCGATTTACAAACACATGAACTTGCTATGAATGTGGCTGACCAAAAGATTTATACAAAGAAAGCAGACGGCTCAATAGTAACTTTAGCTAGTCATGTACCAGGAGCATTAACAACAGATGACCTAGTAGCTTTCTCGATAGCATTAGGATAAGATTATGGCATCAGCATTTAAAACAGCAACAGGGAATGATATAGGAACAAGTTTATCTACAGTATATACCTGCCCTAGTTCAACAACAACAACGATTATAGGTTTATACCTATGTAATGTTGGTGGCGCAGATATAAATGCTACTGCTCAATTTTATGACGCAAGTACAACTAATCACATCAGTATAGTTCATGGAATAGAAATACCAGCAGGCTCAACACTCGCACCAATCGGTGGAGATGCAAAAGTAGTATTAGAAGCTGGTGATGCAATTAAAGTACAGTCAAACACGGCAAGCTCGATAGACGTAGTTCTATCTTATTTGGAGCAAACATAAAATGCCACTAATCGGTAAATTTTTAGTACAACAAGATTCAATAGGAAACAATAGTGTGGTAGCATCAAAGATAGCTGCAAATGCTATTAGTGCCTCTGAAATAGCAGTTAATTCTATTAGCGCCTCAGAACTTGCTACAAACTCTGTTGGAGCTGCACAGCTACAAGCAACAGCAGTTACAGGCGTAGGAGATAATTCAGTAACAAATGCAGGTATCGCTGCAAACTCAGTAGATTCAAGTGAGTTAGTAAGTGGTTCTATTGATACTATTCATATTGGAACAGGACAAGTCACAACAGCCAAACTAGCTGCTAACGCTATCACTTCCAACGAAATAGCTGCAAACTCAGTAGATACTTCAGAGATAGCCACAAATGCAATCGAAACATTACAAGTAGCTGACAATGCTATAACCACAGTTAAAATTGCTGAAAATCAAATAACAACAGCGAGGATTGCCCAAAATGCAGTTACTGCTCATCATATTGCTGATGGGAGTATTACTTCAACACAACTTGGCGCAAACTCAGTAGACTCTAGCGAACTAGTAACAGGTAGTATTGACACTATACATATTGGAGCTTTACAAGTAACAGGTGCAAAACTAAGCACAAATTCAGTGAGTACAGCAAAAATAGTTGCTGATAATGTTACTTCAAGTGAAATACACAAGAACGCAAAATCAATTCAAGAATTTGGAACTTATGAATATGATGTAACGGTTATTACAAAAACTTCCGCACACGGTGACTACGGAAATGGTAGCACTCTAGGATATAAGTTCGAAGGCAAAGAGTCTCCAGTATTAGTATTACAACCCGGGAATACCTATAAATTTAAGCAAGATGACTCGTCAAACGCTAACCATCCTTTCAGATTTTATTTAGAAGCCAATAAAACAACGGCTTATACTACAGGAGTTACAAATAACGGAACAGCAGGAAGTTCAGGTGCATACACAGAAATTGCCGTTACAGACACTACTCCTCAAATATTGTATTACCAATGTTCAGCACATGGTAACATGGGTTGGAAAGCAATAGTAAATAGTTCCAATGTAGGAATTAATAGTGTAGGTTCTACACAAATAGCTGCAAACTCTATTGATAGTTCTGAACTTGTATCAGGTAGCATTGATACTATACATATTGGAGCTTCACAAGTAACAGAAGCAAAAATAGGTACAGGAGCAGTAACTAGTGGAAAAATAGGAGCGGATGCAGTAAGTGGCTCAAAAATCGCTGATGACTCTATAGATTCAGAACATCTTGTAGATGGTAGTATAGATACTGCACATATAGGAAACTTACAAGTAACAGGCGCAAAAATAGCCGCCAATACAATAGCCTTAGCCAATATTGCAGATAACGCAGTAGACGGAACTAAGATAGCACAGAATTCAATCGTTGCAAGACATATACCTACAGCAACAATAACAGCAGACCACTTAGGAGCTAATTCAGTAGATTCAGCAGAGTTAGTAACAGGTAGTATAGATACTATACATTTAGGAAATAACTCAATCACTGCTGCAAAGATAGGTACAGGTGTTATAGATGTAACACATATAGCTGAAAACTCAATAGATAGTTCAGAAATAGCAACTGGTAGTATTGACACAATACATATCGCAGCTAACCAAGTTACTTCAGCAAAAATTGCAACAGACCAAATATTAGCAAAACACATCAATGCAGGTGCTGTTGGTTCAAGCGAACTAGCAGACAATTCAGTAGACAGCGCAGAATTAATCTCTGGCTCTATTGATGCAATACATATAGCAGGCAATGCTGTAACAGGAGCAAAGATAGCCGCAAACTCAGTTGGTAACAGTGAAATATCAGCAAATGCAGTATCAGCTTCTGAACTTAAATCAGATGCATTAGGTGGTCAAACATTCACAGGAAATGTTACACTTTCAGGAAACTTAACAGTAAACGGTACAACAACAACAGTTAATTCAACCACTACAACAATCGCTGACCATGTACTAGAACTTGGTACAGGAACAACAGGAGTTCCATCAAATGATATGGGTATCGTTATGGAAAGAGGCGACAATGATAATGCATTTATGGGATTTGATGAAAGTGGAAACAAATTTAAAATGGGTACTGGTTCATTTACTGGTGCTTCCACAGGCGACCTAACAATAACAAAAGGAACTCTAGTAGCAGACTTAGAAGGAAATGTTACAGGTAACTTAACAGGAACAGCGAGTGCGATTGCAGATAACACAGTAAATGCAAATAAGATAGTCGCAGGAAGCATAACAGCGAGTGAACTAGCAGCAAACTCAGTAGATTCAGCAGAATTAGTAACAGGTAGTATAGATACTATACATTTAGCAGATGACGCAGTTACTGGAGCTAAAATAGCAGGATTAACAGTTACAGGCCCAAACATTGCAAATAACGCAATAAATGCTAACAAGATTGGTACAGATGTTATCGATGCATCACATATAGCAGCTGGAGCAGTAGGTGCTTCAGAACTTGCCGCAAATTCAGTAGATAGTTCAGAACTTGTTTCAGGAAGCATAGATACTATACATATAGCAGCTAATGCTGTAACAGAACCTAGAATAGCAGCAAATTCAGTAACTGCAGCAAAAATAACAGCTGGAGCTGTAGGTTCAAGTGAACTAGCCGCCAACTCTGTAGACAGTTCAGAACTTGTCACAGGAAGCATAGACAGAATACATTTAGCCGCAGACATAGTAGACGGCACAAAAATAGCAGATGATGTTATAAATTCAGAACATTATGTTGCAGGAAGTATAGATAACGAGCATCTAGCAGACGCCTCGGTCACAACAGGAAAAATAGCAGCCAACACTATTGCTACAGGCAATATGGCTGACAACTCAATAGATGCTACCAAACTTGCAACAGACGCTGTACTATCCAGACATATTGCTGATAACTCAGTAGATTCAGCAGAGTTAGTAACAGGAAGTATAGATGCTACTCATTTATCAACTGGTTCTGTAACAGAAGCAAAACTTGGTTCTAACTCCGTAACAGTAAACAAAATAGCTTCAGGTGCAGTAACAGAACAACAAATAGGCACAGGAGCAGTAACAGTAGGTAAATTAGCTGATAACTCTGTATCAGGTGCTAAAATACCAAATGGTACAATAACAGCAGTAGAGATAGCTGATAATGCTATTACTTCTGCAAAAATACCAAACGCTTCTATCACAGCAACACAACTAGCTGCAAATGCAATTAATAGTGTTGACTTTATACAAGATGCTCTAATTAATACAGCACAATTAGCTGGTAATTCAGTAGCAACTGCAAAGATTCAAGACAATGCTATAGACGCCAGTAAAATAGCAGCAAACGCTGTTGGTTCAAGTGAGATTGCAAATAACTCTGTAACTTCTACACAATTAATAAGTTCAGCTTTATCAGGCAAGTTTATGTCAGGTACAATAGGTTTCACAGGAAACTTATTCTTAGGAGATACTGGAACAGTACAGAACGTAGGCGGTAGCCTTGGTATTCAAGATGGTTCTCCACCACAAAAACTTCATATAGACGAAGTAGCTGGTATGGACGTAGGTACAGGAAGTTCATCTGCAACAACGACATTTACACTAGATAGTTTTGCAACTACTGTATTTAGAACTGCTAAATATGTAGTACAGATTAAAAACACAACAGATTCAGATTATCAAGCATTAGAAATTTTCCTATTCCATGATGGGTCAGATGTATACTTAACACAGTACGCATCTATATTCGACAATGGAGCACAAGCAACATTTGATGCAGACGTAAGTGCGGGTAACGTAAGATTAAGAGTAACGCCAGCAAGTGGAGACACAATGGCATACAAGTTCATAAGAACAACAATAGAGGTATAAAATGGGACAAAAATTAGATTTTAACATCGAAGACGCAGGTATCAAGATTGACGGTGCACAGGTAGTAGACTCTAGCAGAAACTATCAAGGAACAGTTGCATCAGGAAAGATTGGCTCTGGTACTATTGGAAAAGATAGATTACCTTTTACAATTACAACTACAGCGCCGACAAATACTTCAGGAACGAGTGACGGTCATGTATGGTTTGTCTATTCGAGTTAAAAAATGGCAATATATGTTAATGACAATGGTACATTACGTCAGATATCCTTTCTCGCCATCAACGATAATGGCACAATACGAAGGGTTAATGAAGTATACGTAAACGATAGTGGCGCTCTAGAAGGGCCATTTTCTGTCGTTCATGAAACTTCAAGAAATACAGCAACAGCTAGAACTACCATATCAGGTGTACAGGTAACAGCGTTTAATACGACTACTGGATTTGATACAACTCGTGACACAACAACAACATATAACACAGATAGAGTAACAACATTTGATACGGATAGAGCTACGAATACAAGTAGAAGCACTACTCATAATACGACTACAACATATAATACAACCACTACAACTACAACTCTATTTACAACTACTACAACATTCAATACTACAACTACCTTTACAACTACACAAGGTACTACAACAGTATTTAATACTACAACAGCGTATACAACTACAACAACATTTGAAACAAGTAAAGATACTACTACAACGTATACAACTACTACCACCTTTAATACCGCACGTAGCACCACTACCAACTACAATACAACTACAACATATGTTACAAGTTTTGATACTGTAATTGGTACGTCTAGGTCTACAGGGTTTACAAACCAAACAGCGTATACAACCACACAGGCAACAAATACTTCTAGAACTACTGTATATAATACTGCAACCGCATATGTAGATAACACAGGATTTACGAATAATACAAGTTATGATACTACACAATCTACAAATACAAGTAGAACAACTTCTAGAGCTTCTAATACAAGTGTAACTACAAGTAGAAACACTAACACAAGTAGAAGTACAGGATTTAGTAACAATACTTCTTATACAACTACACAAGCAACAAATACTTCCAGAACTACTGTATTTGGAACAACAACAGCATATGTAGATAATACGTCATTTGGTACAACAAGAAATACAAACACAAGCAGAAGTACAAATACAAGTAGAACAACTACGCAATCTACAAACACAAGTAGAAGCACAAGTTTTACAAACGAAACAGCATATACAACAACACAATCTACAAATACAAGTAGAACAACTACACAGTCTACGAATACATCAAGAAGCACTGGATTTACTAATAACACAAGTTACAATACTACACAAGCCACAAACACTTCTAGAACTACTACACAGGCAACAAATACTTCTAGAAGTACAGGATTTAGTAACAATACTTCTTATACAACTACACAAGCAACAAATACATCAAGAGACACAACAAGAGGTACAACAAGAAATACTAATACAAGTAGAGGCACTGCATATGTAGACAACACATCATTTGGAACAAGTAGAAACACTAACACAAGTAGAAGCACCGCATATGTAGATAATACATCTTTTAGTACTTCATTTACAAACTCTACCTCATTTACAAATAGTACAGCATATGTAGACAACACTTCATTCGGAACAAGTAGAGGCACAGGATTTACAAACTCTACTGCATATGTAGATAATACATCATTTGGAACAAGCAGAAATACAAATACAAGTAGAGGCACTGCATATGTAGACAGCACAGGCTTTACAAATAGTACAAGTAGAAACACTAACACAAGTAGAAGTACAGACTTCGACAATAATACTGCTAGAGCAACAACAAGGTCAACAGCATTTGGAAATAGTACTACATACTTAACATTCTACTATAACAGAGTTACTACAGTATCCTGGAGTGGTGGAGGAAATTATTACAGCGGTTGGGGCGGTGGATTTAACTCAGGGTACTCTGGAACTTATCAAAGAAGAACAGGTACTTCAGCAAGTTCAGCATTTAGGTCAGTAAATACAACTAGAACTACTGGTGGGGGTACTAGAAATACTTCTTACAATACTACTGAAAGTACTAATACAAGTAGAAATACATCATTTACAAATTCTACTTCTTATAACACAAATACTTCTAGAAATACAAATACAAGTAGAAATACATCATTTACAAACTCTACTGCTTATAATACTACACAGGCAACGAACACAAGCAGAAATACAAATACCTCTAGAAATACTGCTTATAATACTACACAGGCAACGAACACAAGCAGAAATACGAATACCTCTAGAAACACGAATACAAGTAGAACAACTACACAAGCTACAAACACAAGTAGAAATACAGGATTTACAAACTCTACTGCTTATACAACTACACAGGCAACGAACACAAGTAGAAATACAGGGTTTACAAATTCTACTTCTTATAACACAACATTTACAACAGCTTATGTTGATAACACTTCATTTGGTACTACAAGAAGTACGAACACAAGTAGAACAACAGCATATGTAGATAATACATCATTCTCAACAGCATATGTAGATAACACTTCATTTGGTACTACAAGAAGTACGAACACTTCTAGAACAACAGCATATGTAGATAATACATCATTCTCAACAGCATATGTAGATAATACCTCATTTGGTACAACAAGAAATACAAACACTTCTAGAACAACCGCTTATGTAGACAACACTTCATTTGCAACAGCTTATGTAGACAACACAGGCTTCACAAACGAAACAGCTTATACAACTACACAGTCTACGAATACTTCTAAAACTACAGACACAAGTAGAACAACAGCATATGTAGATAATACATCATTCTCAACTACAAGAAGTACAAATACAAGTAGAACAACCGCATATGTAGATAGCACTAACTTCACTACTGTATTCTTAGTAAATACAAATTACACAACAGCGTATGTAGATAATACAGTATTTGTAACAAGTAGAGCCACAAACACAAGTAGAAGTACTAATACAAGTAGAGGAACAGAAACTTCAAGAACAACAGCATACGTAGATAATACCTCATTTGGAACAACTAGAAATACTAATACAAGTAGAAGTACAGCGTATGAAACAGCATACTTAACAAGTAGAGGTTCACAAAGAGTAACAGGAACATCTAGAGATACGACAACAACATTTAATACAGCTAGAGGAACTTTAACAAGTAGAGATACAACAACAGTATATGCCACAACTAAAGGAACAATAACCTCTAGAGCAACACAATCTAGCAGAGAAACTACAAGTACATTTAATACAGCTAGAGCAACACTTACTGCAAGAGATACAGCATCAAGCAGAAGTACAGTATCTACATTTGAAACAGATAGGTCTACTACTACTTCTAAGAATACAGCTTACGATACGACTACTACTTTTGAAACAACTAGAACAACAGAATTTGAAACAGGCAAAACAACAACCACAACATTTGCCACAGGTAATGTAACAGAAACAACTAGAACAACTGACCATATTACCACAACTACATTTAATACGAGTACCACAGTATTTGAAAGAATAACAGCGTCTCAGGCGGGTACAATCTTTGACACAGAAGTTGCAAGTATAAACGACTTTAGTGCAAGTTACTGGGACGGTTCAACATGGACAGACTAAATGAAACTAAAGGACAAAGATATAACCCCCAAGTATGTTAACGATAAATTAGAAAGTATTGTTGTCGCACTAATGGACACAATCGTAGAACAAGAAGATAGATTAAAAAATATAGAAACACAATTATTTGAGTTAAAAGATGGAATTAAAAACAGTAAAAGTTAAAAAAGATAAATTAGTTCCTATGGCAAGTAATGAGAGTCTTGGAGACAAGGTTACTCACTTTATGAAATCAGGGTCTTGTTATAGACCTGACCATCAAAGAGACGCATTATTGAATTTTAAAAAAAGACTAATACCAGACTGGAAAGAAGGTGTTAGATTTGAATATGACGTATGGTTTAACACAAATGAATTATTTACAATACGAAAGTGGTTATACACAGATTTTTTAGGTAGAGGAATTTATGTAAAAACAAATTCTGTAAAAATTAACGATAAGTTAATGATATCTATTGCTAAGTCGGACATAGAGATTGACGAAGAAAGAATAGAAAAAATACTAAATTGTATAGAAGATAAATACATTTTAGCAAAAACACAAGAACATTACGATAAAGTAATTTTTCCACCAGGTAGTAATTTAATATGTAAAGATAGAGTTATACACTGGGGTAGAATGAGAAACTTTGTAAAAGAGGGTTATGTTATAAAACCTCATCCTATTACTAATGCACTTTACATGGCTAAATTCAAAAAAGATTTTGGAGCAGATAAAGTATTAAATAAAAAACAAAGTGGACATGAAATTTTATACAACTGCAAAGAGGTTGCTACAATGCCAAATAGTGAAATGGGAATAGTAGCATTATTATTAAACAAACAACTTAGGATGATAAGTCATTCTAAGAAAGAAAGAGAGAAAAATTTATTAACATACGAAAGCATTTACCATGCCGTAGCAGGAACTAAAGCATCAAATACGATAAAGAAGATTTTATCAGCAAAAAATTCAGGAATTATATTTGATTTTGATGAAGATGCAGAGGAAAGACTAGAAAGGTTTATAAATAATTTTTGGGAATATAAAAAAGAAGATGATTGAGATAGTACATACATACATAAAACACTTTAGTTTATTTACACTTGCCTCTCTAATTGAGAAGGACGAGGACTTTCGCTTGCATTTATTTATCCACGAAGATGACTGGGATAAAAATGTAGTATCATGGGCACTCGCTAATATAGAAAATGTAAAAGTATACCAGAGTTTTTGGAAAGGAGAAGAACAAGCCAGAGCCATGAGATACTTGAAAGAGTATTGGAAGAATAAAGGTGGCTTAAATAAAAGAGTTATGTATGCAGGTGGAGCTAGAATATTCTTAAAAAACGGGTGGAAAAATGAAATACCTGATGAAAAATATTTTGAGAATAAATTTTGTACTTACTCCCATATGAATGTATACAAAGACCATCCTACATACGGAAAGTATTATGATATCTTAGGTTTTAAAAGCAATATGTTTGAGGAAGAAGAAGTAGGTAGAAAAGAAACTCCAGTATTAGATAATATTGATACTGAATTTTTTATTATGAATTGGGATAAAATGGTTGCTTTTGATGAAAAAAGATTATTTGCACGAGGTCAGAACGCAAGAATAAATCCAATACTTTACCCACACCATGTAGATAGAAGAGTTATGGGTAGTTGGAATAGGTCTTTCTTTACACCATTCTGCTATAGAGGAAAACAAATGCCTGTATATGTAAATGGCAAAAATGATAAACTTCTTACCTACGAAGCATTAAACACAAAAGATTTTATTAACCATAATGTAATTATGAGAAAATCATTTAGTGTTCATGTTCTACCAAAATGGTTGTTGATGAAATACCAATACTTACCAGCAGGAATACAGTTAGGAATACCTTGGGACTTGTGGACTGCACAGATACCAAACATACCTGTAAATTTAAGAAATGCTAGAATCAACGAACTTTTATTATTTAAATCAAATAAACAGAAACAAGTATCAAGAAAATTAATTGAAGTCGGATATAAACTAGGTAAAATCTAAGAACTCTTCGTTCAAATCAGATAGAATTTTCCATTCTAATTTACCTTCATTTGCCCACTTCTGTACAAGAGGTTTCTCCATATTATTATGAGGACTAGACTCTTGAGAGTTGTGTGGTAAATGCCAACTAGAAGGGTAATCGTTACCACTTTTAAATGGTAGTTTCTTAGAGAAAAAGTCAAAGCCAATTAGAGTAATTGACTTAGGATTGGTTTTAGTTAAAAAGAATAATATACCTAAGAAACCTGCACTTGGCCTATTTCCCATTTTAACATTGTTTTCAGCTCCCACCATTTTATAAATCTTTTTTAATTCATCATCATTAAACATAGTTTCATGCTCAAAAGGTGGAGTTAGGTCTTTTGGTTGTATATCGAGGTGTATTCTGCAACGATTGAATAATTTATACGCAGTTGGAAAATATTTTACCTTTACTGCACGAAGCCACCCTGTAATCCATATATCAGTACGAATACCAAGACTTTCAGTATGTTCATCAGGTATACCATTTCCAAATCGTACAATTGTATCAAAGTTTTCTATATACTCCCCATACTCATACTCCAGCATCTCTACTGAATTTCCGACAAGTATAATATTTTTATCTTCTGTTAACTTTTGTAAAGTTTCATCCATGATGCTGTGTACTCCGAACACTCGTTTATATTTAACCAAGGCCCACCGTCTGTGTAGTGCAGGGCTTTTGGTTTCTTAAATTTGTAATAATTTACCATGGCATTGTACTGCGCGGGAAGTTCCCCTACGCTTTCTGCCCATCTCAACTCATGCAATGCACCCGCTGGGGCTTGGTTTACATAATCATAAGTAAGTTCTTTACATTTAGGATTATTAAAAAGCATGAGACTTGACCAGTATTTTCTAGGATAAGCATGGTTTTTCTTGTTTTTCATTTTCTTAGGTTTGACGAGGAAACTAGGATGTTTTACGACATGAACTGTATGTTCATCGGAAAAATAGTCCATAACTTCTTCAGGGTCACAGAGCCATAAGAAATCTCCATCACAGAATAAAGCTTCCCCTTCATAGTCACAGAGCTGTGGTACTAGAAAACGGGTAAAGGCAAATTCCGTACTCTCGTTCTGAAATGGACGAGTATATTCCGATATTTCCGATTTTTTGAGTGGTATGATTTCATGTTTGGGATTGTAACGAAGTATGCTTTTTTTGCATACCTCAAACATTTCGGGGTATGTAGATTCGTAACCTATAAATATTTTCATGATTTTGGGTAATGTTGTGCTACTTCGTGAGGAGTAGCGTGGTGAAAGTAAGGTCTAGAGTTGTTAAAATAACCTTTGGGAAACTTGACCATAGCATTAGGACTTATTCCTAAAGCTTTTAATAATTCTTTTTTATTTTCTTTTTGTTGTTCTATGTTTTGTAAAACTACAGCAGATTCTGTAGAATAGTAATTCTCACACATTCTTATATTTTCTATTATTTCCATCGCTTCTTTACTAGGTGCCTCATGGAATACTCCTTTATCTTTCCACTGTTCATCCCATTTTTCTAAATCAAAATCAAAAGGAAACTGGGGTTTTGCAGGTATTAAGTTATCTTTTTCCCACTTACTCGGTAAACAATTATTTACAGGTAGCGGAACAGCGTGTAACTCTCCTTTTTGTTCCATTTCTTTTAGCTTTATATTTATTAAACGTACCCAAGTATAATCTGTCTGATTAAGAGTAATTCCTAACATAGCTCCTAACTCATCACCATCTGATTTTATACAGTCATAGAGATAAGTAATTCCTTCGTTTAGTTCATCTACTAGTTGAGTTTGTATTCTTCCTTGAAAATGTGCATTTTTAAGTTGTAAGTATACTAATGTATCTTCTCCCACAGGTACATTACTAGGAAAGTGACATTCTTTTGCTGCTGCTTTAGAAAATAATACAGGTCTACAATGAGATTCTGCAAATTCATTCTCGTATATATTATATCTTTCATAGTATTTATATACATAATATAAATTTTCTTTTGTATGTTTCAAACAATCTTTTACATACAGCTCTAGGTCTCCATACTTATTTTCATAGTAGTCTTTTAAATGGTGTGCGTATACTTCGCCCATTAAATGGCTTCTACGTACGTGCATTTCAGTATCTAAATCTGTGGGAAGTCCCATAAGATTAATCCATATTCTTTGACCAAAAATAGTGATTAGTTGGGATTGTTGTTTATATAGACATAAACTATCAGGGGGATTGTTTTGTTTTACAATATTTTTATAATAAGCATAGCCATATTTAGTTAAATAGTCGTCTCCGTCTATTGCTACCATATAGTCATCTTTACTATTTAAAAATAAGTCTAAGACACTATTCTTTCCAGTTGCTGGTGTACCATCAGATTCTGTACGAATCCATGGTATACCTTTGGAATCACACCAATTACTACATTGCTTATAGAAAACATCATTAGTAGTATTAATAACTACTATAGCTTCCTTAGGCAATATACCTGTGTAAGAAAAGTGTCTTTTAACTTTGTGTAACGTATGAGTTACTAATATATAAAATCTAAGATTCTTTTGCATCATCTTTAAGTTGTGAACCTAAATCATTTATATATGCTTGTCTCGCTGTTTGACAAATAGCCATCATGTGTTTTGCTCTATCTAGCTCTATATCACATTGACTTATAGCTAATAGAATAAGTTGTTGATTTTCTGCCATTTCATCAGTATAATACGTTACGCCATCAATGTCTATAGACTCTGGTAAATTATTCATTACTTAAATATATCCTGCCAATTTCCTTGTGTACTAGCCTTAGCATACTCAGTAGCACGGTTTTCAAAAAAGTTGGTATGCTCAACTGCATTAACTTGCATATCAATCCATGGAAGTGGGTTAACTGTGCTATGGAATATTGCTTTCATACCAAGACCAAGTAATCGTCTATCGGCGATGTATCTTATGTATTCTTTTACTTCTTTCGCTGTTAAGTCAGGTATGTCTGCTTTTTCAAAACAAACATCAATAAACTTATCTTCTAATTCAACAACGCGTTCTGCCGCACAGTATATCTCATACTTTAGTTTATCTGTCCATATATCTGGATTTTCTGCAATAAAAGTCCTAAAGAGTTTTGATAGTCCTTCAACATGAAGTGACTCGTCTCTTATAGACCATGTTACTATCTGCCCCATACCTTTCATAAGATTATGTCTTGGATAGTTTAGAAGTATAGCAAAACTACTAAATAGTTGTACTCCTTCTGTAAAACCACTATAGACTGCCATTGTTTTTGCAATCTCATGTGGGTTAGACATATTAAAATCAGTTAAGTACTCATGCTTCTCCGCCATAGCTTGTATCTCAAAGAACTCTGTATACTGCTCATCTGATTTTCCTAGTGTCTCCAGTAATAAAGAATATGCTTCTTGATGTACTGCTTCCATAGCAGCATAACTTACTAACATCATTCTTATTTCTGGTTGTTTAAATGTTGGTAGATAATGCTTCGCATATCCACAACATACATCTACATCAGCTTGTGTAAAAAACTTAAATATGTTATCTATAAGTTTTCTTTCACCTTCTGATAATTTATGTGTATAATCCTTAATATCATCTTGGAGTGGCACCTCTTCAGGTAGCCAATGCATTTGCTGTTGTTTTTTATAGAACTCAAATGCCCAAGGATAATCGAAAGGTTTATAATAATCTCTCTCTTCTAATAGTTTGCTCATTTATCCCTCGCAACTTAGACAATCTGATTGTTCAAAGATTATCTCTCTTTTAGCCTGAGAAGATACATTATCAGCTCTGCCGATAGCTTCACTTCTTAGGTAATATAATGTTTTTAAGTTCTTTGCCCATGCCAACATATGAACATTATGCAAATCCCCTTTATTTACATCAGGCGGGAAGAATAGATTTACACTCTGTGATTGACAAATAAATTCTTGTCTTACTGAAGCGTGTTCTACTATCCATGCCTGATTGATTTCTACTGCTGTTTTGAATACGTCTTTCTCCCAATCATCTAATATATCTAAATGTTGCACACTTCCTTTGTTTGCAACTATACTAGACCATACTTCATCATACAGTTCAGGAGCAACTTTTTCTTTGATAATTGCATCTAAGAATTTATTTTTTACTAAGTTACTTCCTGTTTTTGTTTTTTGTGTATAAGCATTGGCTCTATACGGCTCAATACTTGGACTTGTGTTTCCACAAATAATACTAGAACTAGCATTAGGAGCAATCGCTAATAGATGAGCATTTCTTACTGTGCAAGAATCATCATCAGGACAAGCGCCTCTTTCTGCCGCTAGTTTTCTAGTTTCAGTGTCTGCGTGTCTTTTTATAAACGCAAACATTTCTAAATTAGTGCCACCTGCCATAGCACTCTCAAATGGAATACTATTTTTTTGCAGGTACGCATGAAATCCCATAGCACCAAGTCCAATACTCCTCTCCCTAAAAGCACTGAACTTAGCCTTATCTAATGGGCTAGGTGCATTTTCAATAAAGTATGTTAATACATTATCTAGCATCCTGACCAAATCAGGGATAAAAGAAGGATGGTCTTTCCATTCATCATAGTACTCTAAATTTACACTAGAAAGACAACATACTGCTGTTCTTTCATCGTTAGTAGCAAGAGTAATCTCACTACATAGATTAGAGTGATGTACTTGTAATCCCTTCCTTTTTTGGAAATCAGGTAATCCATTTTGTACTGCATCTTCGTACATTACGTATGGCTCTCCTGTTTCTATTCTGTTTTGTAGTATCTTTACCCATAAGGCTCTAGCAGATACTACTTTTTTCACTTCTTTTGAGTGTGGGTCAATTAATTTCCAAGAATCATCAA